TTAAAGAGGACGAATGGGTAGATACTGCATCATGGGTATATAATAACTTTGATGACATTAGTGGTATTTCATTTCTACCTTTCAGTGATCATACGTACAAACAGGCTCCGTACCAAGATTGCTCGGAAGAAGAATACCAAGAACTCTATTCAAAGATGCCTAAGAATGTAGATTGGACTGGCTTATCAGACTATGAACAACAAGACTATACTGCTGGTTCGCAGGAACTTGCTTGTTCGGCCGGTGTATGTGAAGTGGTTGATCTACCAGCAGCGGCATGATAGTATATGAAATAGAGTGTCAAGAATGTAATGCAACTTACGAGATAAAACATCATCTAAATACTTCTAGATATGATATAGTCTACTGTTCATTTTGTGGCAGTGACAATGTTGAAATAGAAGAATATGATGATGACGAAAGTTGGGATTGATTATAGCATGACATCCCCTGCAATTTGTGTGGGTGAGGGAACCTTCACAAGTTGCAGGATACAATTCTTAACTCCAACCAAAAAATTTGCAAAATCCTACCTTGATGGTAAAATCAAGGGATCTCACTTTGGGACTTGGCCTTCTGAAGAGTTTCGGTATGATTTCATATCAAACTGGATTGTAGCTCAAGTTCCTGTCCATGCAGAGATTATCCTAGAAGGATATGCATTTGCAGCCAAAGGACAAGTGTTTAACATTGGTGAAAACACTGGTCTTCTCAAACACAAACTCTACAAAAACAATCTACATCCTCACATAGTCACTCCTACCGAAATCAAGAAGTGGGCTACTGGTAAGGGGAATGCATCCAAGACAGATATGTACAATGCATTCGTTGACCAGACAGGTGTGGAACTCAAAGACATTCTTGAGTGTGAGCCTGAGTCCAATCCTCTCTCTGATGTGGTTGATGCATTTCTCATACATACTTTTATTCGTTACTTAACATAAACTTAATAGAGGAGTCATATATAACTGTATGAAAGTCTCAAAGAAAGCAAAACTCATAAAGAAGGTGCAAAACATGGAATTTAATAATCCTATCATCCAGACATTAATTGGTCTGGTTGTGTTCTATATTGGTCTTAAAATGTTCTCTGGTGGTATGAAAGCTATGGGGAACATTGATCACCTACAATGGTTTCTTGGTAATCCTATCTATATGTTTTTTGGTGGCATTGTCATGACTCTTCTTTGGCAATCTTCATCACTATCAACAACTGCAATCATTGGTCTGGTTGCTGGTGGTGCATTACCTCTTCCAGCTGCGATAGGTGCAGTTCTTGGTGCTAACATCGGCACTACAGGAACTATCTGGCTTGCAGGACTTCTCGTATCAGATGGAATGCCTACAGGTATTACCAGACATATTGCAATGGTTCATACAGGAGTGAATCTCTTAATGGCTGTTGTACTACTACCATTTGCTCACCAAATCGCAAGATTCGTATCTCGTTTTTAATACCTATATATTCTATGGGGTGGAAGACCCCATAGAAAGGTGAAATATGGAATATATTTTAAGTACATTCCTACTTCTATTTTCGGGAATCCTAGTGTTCTTCATGGCCGCAGGGTTTTCGATGTTAGAAGCAGGGATGGTTAGGACAAAGAATACCACAGCTATTTTGACGAAAAATATCTGTCTGTATTCTCTAAGTTGCCTCGCATTTTTTGTGTGTGGCTACTTTCTAATGTATGGTCCCATGTCGGATGGTGATCATGCTGGTACATCAGACTTCTTTTTTCAAGTAGTCTTTGTTGCAACTGCAGCCTCTATAATCTCAGGAACAATTGCAGAACGAATGAAGTTCTGGCCATTTATGGTCTTTGTTGCGATTCTCGCAGGAGTCATCTATCCAATCCAAGGATCTTGGACATGGGGTGGAGGTTTTCTGTCTGAGATGGGATTCTCTGATTTTGCAGGATCAACCATAGTCCATTCAGTCGGTGGATGGGCCGCACTTGCAGGAGTTTTACTTCTGGGTGCAAGAACTGGAAAGTACAAAGAAGACGGAACAGTTAATTATATCCCACCTTCAAATCTACCACTTGCCACGTTGGGAACATTCGTTCTCTGGTTTGGTTGGTTTGGATTTAATGGTGGTTCTCAACTTGCAATGGGAACTAAGGAAGATGTAAATGCAATCGCAAACGTGATTCTGAATACGAACATGGCTGCGTGTGCAGGAGCAGTTCTTGCCGCCATTGCAACTCAATTACTCTACAAAAAAGTAGACCTCACAATGGTTCTTAATGGTGCATTAGCAGGATTGGTTTCAATTACTGCTGGTCCCGATTATCCAACTATGACTACAGCAGTCTTAATCGGTGCAATTGGATCAAGTCTTTGCTTGATTGCAATTCCACTTCTTGACAAGGTTAAGATTGATGATCCAGTAGGTGCCTTATCTGTTCATTTGATAGCAGGAGTTTGGGGTACTCTGGCAGTAGGAATATTCGGTGAAGCCTCTTTATTCACTCAATTACAAGGTATATTGATAATTGGAGGATTTACATTCGTTTCTAGTCTCGTAGTCTGGAAAGTAATTCAGTTAGTCATGGGACTCAGAGTTTCACTAGAAGACGAAACTCAGGGTATAGACATTGCAGAATTTGGTATCTCAGCTTATAGTATGGAGTATAAAGAAAATCCTGCATAAATGACTTGACTTTTGTGATGTAACATTGTAATCTAACTATGTTAGGGTTGATGTGAAAAATCCTCTAGAGGAATCTAAAGAACTAGAAAAACAAGGGCTCGGGACTATCCAACAAATTTATGTTGGTGGTTCTGAGTTTGAGACTTGGTTCATATATAGTGGTAAGAGTCCAATTCATTTAGGTGATATGACTCTTGAAGAAGGCGATATGTATGATTTAACCTATTGGAGCTATGATGAATAAACAAGACGAATATCTAAAGAGACTTATAAAAGAGGGTGATACCGAGAAGGTTATCACACATTTGGTTGCAGAATTGAAACGTCTTCGTGCGATGGTTCGCACAATGAAAGAAGACAGACACATATCTCAACAACAATGGTCGATACGTAAAGCCGAAAGAGCTGGAGATCTACCTTATATTCCCCTGCCTGGTGAACACGATTTGTAAAAAAGACTTGACATTTGGATATTCCTATTATATACTATGCTATGTTAATGAGTGGTCAAAGATTCAGTAATATTTCTCTTGCGAGATTAGAAGCTCAAAGAGTTGCAAATGAGTTGGAGTGTAATGTTCCAATTTATTCCAAGGGATATTACTACTATCATTGGGATGGTGATGATTTGATCGAATGGGTAAAACCTGTAATTGAAGATTGTGATGGCTATTAAACGCAAGATCAGTGAAGAACGCAAACAACAACTTCGTGACCAATTAGAGAGGGCACGAGCTAAACGTAAACCTGCTGAGTACAAGAATGTACATCCTACAGTTCTTGCTCTACCAGAGGATGATAACTATTCCTTCAAGAGTGTGAAGGGTTGGATTAGAGAGTCCAAAGAACAGGTAGCTGCGTTTAATAAGACTGCTAGGAGTTTCAGAAGTACTCCACAAGACAAACAAAAAGCATCCAATCTTGCAGACAGTAAGAAAGCGTACATAAGGTACTGTGAACATTACCTGAGAACAGGTGATTGGATCAGTCCAATGTCTGGACCAAATGAGGAACATACTGTGATTCCTAAATGTATTGCGATGGCATACAATCCAGATGGTACACCTAAACGTAGTGTAGGAGTCTACTATCCAGATCTCCATGCTGTATGGACAAAGGAGATGGATAATGGGCAAAGTCCTACAGTTTCCTAGTAACTACAAACCTGAGAATCCCCCACAAGTTGATGTAGAAGCCGCAGAGACTAGAGAAAACTTTGCATGGTGTGAACAACTTGCTGAGGGGATCATGTATTCTTGTCTCAAGAATTTACAGCAGAATGGTGTAAACATTGTAGATGAGGGTACAGTTGCTCAGTTGTCGTTTCTAGGTGAAGTATTACGATCAGTAGTTCAGTATGAGAAAGATATACATCATCCTCTACAGGACTTTGCAGATCGTTTTGTATCCCTAGAAAACTCAAAGACTCCAGATGGTCAGCCGTCTATCAAAGGTGACTTTGATGTTATGGGATTCAGTGAATGGATGGAACGAAATGATGAGTTCGATGACTTGGATGATTTCGATCCACCAGAACCTATTGCAGGCTAACGTAGCTCAACTGGTAGAGCAGCTGATTTGTAATCAGCAGGCTGGGGGTTCAAGTCCTCTCGTTAGCTCCAACTTTTATGAAAGAAAAAATGAGAGTACCTAATACAACTTGGAAGATTCGTAAAGGACCAGATTGGTTTGATGAATCTGCACAAGATTATTTTGCTGGTAAGAGATCACTGGTTGTATCTCTGCCAGGAGCATTTACACCTATATGAAGTGAGATGCAGCTTCCAGGCTTGGAAGCACTGTATGATGACTTCAAAGAAAAAGGTATAGATGAAGTGTATTGTATGTCAGTA